CTAGATCAAGCCCACCTCACACATACAAACCAGCTCAGTTCGGATGTTGTTTGGCAGGATCGCTTTAAGGTCGTACTTTTTGCCGTGGTAGGCCAGGCGATGCGCCGTGGTCAGGTCATCTCGATAGCCGATGGTCACTCGCATAGTGGTAGCCGTTTGCTCAGCGGCTGCGGCGATGAACTCACGCCCATTGATGCCTTCGATGCTCGCCCATTCGGTGCCGATCGTTGCCCAGCCCTGAATCATTTCCCCGGTCTGCGGATCTTGGGTCGACGTGTACTTCTGGACCTCGACCGGATGGCGGCGGCGTCCGGTGTTCATCACAGCACCGCCATTGATTTAAACGGAGCCAGCAGGAGCTGATACGCCGTGTTCTCATGTATCGGGCGGTCGGACTGCCGCTCACGGTTGACGTACAGGTCCCCGGTCAGCAGCAGAATGGCGGCGCCGATGGCCTCGGGCATTGGGTCTGGCAGATCGTCGCCCAGGTACTTCTCAACGTGCCGGGTGGCAGCGTCCAGATATAGCTGGATCAACGGGTCTTCCATTGCGTGCATGACGCGCAGGTGTTGCTTGGCTTCGGCCACGGTAATCATACGAAGAACACCTCGGTATCAATCTCAAAGGGGGCGGCTGCGGCTTGGGCGGCGCCCATTGCTTGTGCCAGTGCTTGCAGGCCGTCGATGCGGCCCGTGCGGCGTGATTTGTCGAGCTTGCGGCTGCCGGCTGGGTCTTTCACCGCTACGGCATTGGCGGCGCACATCGTCAGCACCGGGTGGTTGCCGTGGGCCACGCGGCCGTTCAGCAGCTCGGCTTCCAGTGCGTCGAGCGCCGGGGCCATATCCTTGAAGCCTTGACCGTGCGGCACTAGCGGCAGATCGAGGCCCAGGCGGTCGAGTTCTTTCTTGAAAATGTCGATACGCCAGCGGTCGAAGGCCACGGCCTGAATGTCCACGTCGGACAGGATCTCAGCCATATCGGCGGCCACGGCTTCATAGTCCACCGTCGCGCCGGGTGTCGTGCGCAGATAGCCCTCGGCGGCCCACTGGTCATACGGGGCGCGGTCTTTCTTGGCGCGGTCGAAGATGCCCTGCTCGGGCGTCCAGAAGTAAGGGCGAACCTGCCAGACGCCAGCGGTTTTGCCGATCAGCACAAGCGCCGTCAAGTCGGTACGGGCGGATAGGTCCAGGCCGGCATACACGGGACCGTCGAAGGGTTCCGGCTCGGCATCGCAGGCCATCCACACGTCAGGCGATATGAACGGGCTGTCCAGGCTCACGCGCTGATTCAGCAGCAGGTTCCGGGCGGTGTTGCTCATGCTCGGCATACGGGCGGCTTGCTGCATCTGCTCGCGCAGGTCGTCTTCGGAGCGGAACAGGCCCAGCGCCGGGTTTGCTGCTTTCCAGGCATCCTCGTCTAGCAGGTCGCAGCCCTTCGGCGCGGCGTACAGGTGGCAGACGATGCGCGGGTCTTTCGACTGCTTGGCGTCGTCGATCCACTGGCTCAGCAGATCGGCATCGTTCGCGGCTTGGGTACTGATCGCGATCAGCAGCGGTGCAGCGTGTGCGCCTTGGCTGGTCGTGATGGCGTCCACGAAGTCGGACTGCGGGCCTCGGATCTGGCCTATCTCGTCGAGGATGGCCAGCACCGGAGACAGGCCGTGCGCCGTCTTGCCGTCAGCAGCCAGGGCACGAAACTCGGTATTGAGTGGCAGGCCCAGCAGGCGTTTGCCACTCGGAACGATGCGGACAATCTTCGACAAGGCCGGCGACTGCATGACCATCTTTGACGCCAGGTTGAACACTAGCGATGCCTGGTCGCGACTCATGGCGCCCGATACCAGTTGGCTGTTTTGCTTGGCTTCAGGTCCGATCAGGTGCGCCAGGATCAGGCCAGCGATAAGCCCGGATTTTCCGTTCTTTCTCGCTATCGAGCAGATGGCACGCCGGGTGCCCTTGGGGTTGTCGTATACGGCCCGGATGAACTGCTTTTGAAACTCAGCCAGCAGCAAGGGCTTGCCCACGTCCGCACCTTCCGGCGTGACGCAGTAGCGCTCGATAAAACTGATGATCTTCTCGGCGCGGGTCAAACTGCCGGATTCCCGGTGATTTACGGCGCTCATTGCATCGTCGCCATTGTGGGGATCAAGTCATCGTCGAGCCGGTGGCGGGCGTCACGCTCCAGTTCGGCGCCTTTCGGGATGTTCTGAGCCTTGCCCACGGTGGCGATGGTATCGACCTTCAGCTGTCGGCCAGTTGCCAGGGCGCGGCGGCTCATCTTGTCCAGCAGGTCACAGGCCGGGTTCGGCTTGCCGTCCACCAGCAGCCCGTCACGGTCGATCGCATCTTGCAGCGCCTCGATGTCGGCATAGGCGCGGGCAAGGCTCCCGGCCAGGATCAGGTCAGCATCGGTCCAAGTATCACGCGGGCGAGCGGTCACGATGGCGTTCCAGAACGGTCTAGCCTGCTTGCTCACGCGCACAAACGCAGGCGGCGCTATAGGGCCAAGCGCAACGGCTTGAGCGGCTGCTATGGCGGCTTGTGCGCTGTCTGAGCGGGGGCGGCGTGGGGTGGTTTTCATGGCACTTAGCAATAAAAGAGCAGGGAGGGGGCGGTCTTCGTTCCCTCGGTTGCTGGTGATTTATTCCACGGATGCGCCGGGTCGAGTGGCACGCCGTTGACGTCGCAGCCCAGGAACACGCTCTTATTCATGCTCGCGGCTGTCTTGAGGCTATGACAGGTGTGGCAAAGGCTCTGAAGGTTCTCCCGGCTGTTGTCGTCGGTGTAGTCCTCGCGGCTGTCTTCGATGTGGTCCACGTCAGTGGCAGGCACTACCAGACCACGGGCTTTACACATACGGCATAGCGGCTCACTTGCCAGTACCTCGGCGCGAAGGGTCTTCCACGCGCTGCTGTTCAGGCTCAGCGTGCGTTTCTTCTTCATGCTGCTGCCCCTTTGGCTTGTGCATCCTGATTGGCAGCATCGGGTTGTGCATCCGGTCTTCCAGTGGCAGGCGTTGCATCTTCAGTTTGCGCATCGTCAATTCCTTCAATGGCTGGCAGGTTCTCAATGCGGCGGACTTCGGACTTGAGCATCCATCCATCTTCGATGCCGCGCTGATAGAAGTTCGCTCGGGCAAGGCTGTCGCCACGCAGCAGACCTTCAACGTTGTGTTCAACGAAGAACGCGGGGTTGTTGATGCAAGCGCGGTTTACTGCCTGCTCCCACATAACGAGATGACGGCGCAGGGTGTTGGTCACGAAGAATTTGGCGAGCTCGACGACGTTGGAATAGTTGCTCGCTTCCATGTCCCCAATCATCACGGGAGGTACGCGGAACAGACGCGCAGTCTCAACGATGGACAGGCGCCGGGCTTCGATCCACTCGGCATCCTCTAGCGTCATGCTCACGGTCTTGAACGTTGCGCCTTGTGGTAGCACTGCTGTCTTGCCGTGGTTGCCGACGCCCGATTGACCAGCGGACCAGCTCTCGCGGATCTGTCCTGCCTGCTCTTTCGTGGTGCCGGGTGGTGTCTCGATAACGCCTGATAGCTTGGTGCCCTGCTCGAACATCTTGGCGCCGTGGGTGCGCTCTGCCAGGGCAAGGCCGATGGTGTCGCGGGCTACCTGAATCGGTGAGCGTCCGAGAATCCCATCGTCCGAGTGGTATCGCAGGTGCAGAACTTCATCGGCCAGCAGGCGGCGCTGATTGCCTTTGCCGTCAACGTGCTCATAGACCAGATTGCCCAGGCTCGAACGAAGCACGGTCACGCTATCGGGGTGCATTGGCAGCAGGGCTTTCACCGAACCGTTCGGGTTCCACACGATTTCCGCATAGGCGTTACCACGCAGCAGGACGTGGCGTTGCATCTGCTCGCGGAACTCCAGTGCGGTCTGGTAGTTGTTTGGCGCATCGTGCAGCAGGCGGTACAGCGGATGGGTCTTGGCCTTCTCGCGTCCGTTGTCGGTGTTGCGATACACGTCGAGCGGCAGGCTGCCCACTGTCTCAGAGATAGCCGCCACGCAGGCATAGACCGCGCTGATACCTTCGGCGGTGGTTGTGTTCACGTCTACGCCAGCCACGCCACCAAAGCCCGTCAGGCGGTCGTAATAGGTGTCATACGCCGGGGTTGTCGGCTCGGGGCTGGATCGTTTGAACAGGCGTTGAATCAGGCTCATGCGATGGCCTCCAGATACAGACGGGCCAGGCGAACCGAGCGCGGCAATTTAGAACGAACTTGGACGCTGGTTGCGTCATAGGCCGGATTTGCGGTGATTGTTATCTCGAACAGATCAACATCGCGCAATTCGCGGACAGGCTTCGCGCCTTCGGCCCAGGTGTCGCGGACAGGTAGAAACCCGAACGAACAGCCGGCCACGTCGCCACGCTTCACCAGCTCGGCCAGATCGCGGCCCAAGTTGGTGTCGGGAAGGTCCAGCTCGAATGCCAGCCCTTCGGAATCTTCTGTTAGTCGCAGAGTGCCGGCACCGAGGCGACCCAGGAGCGACTTGCCGTCGTGCTCATAGATCGCCCGAATGTTTCCAGCAGAAGCGGCGGCAAGCGTCCGGGTGAAGGCACCGGGGCGGATGACTTCCACAAACTCGCCCAGGTCCGTCTCAGAGTTGAACCGAGCGGCATAGCCGGTCAGCTTGCGTCCGTCAGGCTTCAGCCCATTGCTTGCGCGCCGTTCCATTGCTTAGACCTCGGTCGCTACAACGAAGCCTTGCGGGTGGCGCACGGCGGTATCAACGGTGGCCATCGCGCGAACCTGAATGCCGCCTCGGCTATAAGCCGGCTCAGCGTATGGGTTCACCAGAATGTCCACCTCGGACCAGACGCCCAGCATGACCTGGCTGAAGTCACCGAGGATCAGCTTGCCGGCCGGGACGTTCTTGCTCGCTGCCAGGGCCAGGCCAGCCATTGCGCCGTTGTCGTACAGGAAGCCCGAACCGGAACCGGCGACCTTCTCAGCAGCAGCCAGGGCGGTGCGGATGGCGGCAGTGGTCAGCCAGCGACCGTTGCTGATATCCACGTCATCGAGCATTTCCAGCATCGCCAGAACGCCAGCCCAAGTCGTCGGGACGTCACCAGCGGCTTGGATGCCCACTGTTTGCAGGATGCCCAGCGGCTGCCCAGCCAGACCGGAACCGTTGATGATCGCGGCGTCGATCTGCTTGGCGATCAAGAAGCTCAAATCCTCGCGCACCAGTTGTTCGATAGACGGGGCGCTCTGCTGAATGAGCTGGCGACTCATCTCAGTTTTGCCGCCGACGTGCTTCGGGGTCAGGGTGACTTGATCGAAGCTCATCTCGGCTTCCGGCACGGCCTGGCCTTCAGTAACCCAGCCGGTTTCGAGGCCGCTGCCGAACTTCGGAATCGCGACGTTGCCACGCAGGCCGGTCATCACGCGCACGCCCATCTGGCGAGCCAGCAGAGCCTCACGCAGCGGGCCAATGTAGTCCTGAGCGCGATGGTCGGTGCCGACCAGTTCAGGTGCGGTCGCGGTGGTGTTGGCGCGCTTCTCGAGACTGGCGAAGGGTACGAAGGCGCCCTCGGCTTTGCGACCGCTGCGGCGTTCAGCTTCGCGGGCATATTCGGCCTCGGCGCCGTCCAGGCTGCGGCCTTCCATCTGAGCGCGAATCACCTTGGTGACGCTCACGGAGCCGGCCAGACGGTCGAAGTCGGCAGAGGGTGCGCCCGATACCGGAGTGCCAGCGGAGCGGCGTTCTACTTCGCCCAGGTACTCGGCGCGCTCAACCTGAGCGGACAAGGCGCGCTCCTCGGTTTTGAACTGGTCGAATTGCTTGGTTTCGTCGGCGGACAGATCGCGGCCTTCAGCGGCTGCGGCATCTACCAGGGTTTTCATGGCGGCGACCTTGGCGGAGCGCTGCTCGCGTAGGGCGGAAATCTTCATTGTCGTACCTGTAAAGTTAGATGACATGCACGCATACTGTACGCATATACAGTATTCCGCGCAACTAATCGTTGACAGGCACGTTCGCCACGTTGTAGCGGGCATAAAAAACCCCGCTCGGTGGCGGGGTTGAGGTCATTGCGCGGTTGCGTCAGGCCATCGTTCTCTGGCTCTTCTAAGCGCTTCGCCATGGGTAACTGGCTCGCAAATCATCGTAAACGGAGGGTGTCCCGCTACCGTTATCGTCCAGTGACCCCGACGCGATTCGCCGTCATTAGCAGCGACCTCTGCTAGCAGTTCCAAGCGATGCAGTTTGATGTACTGGCGAACGTCCGGCGTCAGCTTGCTAGATGGCGAGACGATTAGCCGGTTGCCTTTCACCTTGGCGCTGAAGCCGTGGGCGCGGAGATAGTCGATAGCGGCCATCAGAAAACCTCCGCATCGTCGTCATTAAAGGCCGGCGAACTGCTGAAGGTGCTCACGTTTTCCTGAAGATGCTCATAGTTTTCTGTGAGCACCTTCAGTCGATCTTGAGCACCTTCAGCAGAAAGACGCCAAACCCACTGCTGTTTCCCTCCGCCAAAATTGCCCCCTTCCTTTTTCGCAACTGCGCCAATCGTTTTCTGAGCGCGGCGAACCGTTGCCCATGTCAGCCCGTTTCCGTCAGCATCTTTCTTGATCTGATTCACAGGCACAGGCCCAGCGGCAAGAAGGTCGCGCAGGAAGTCGCAGGCGTCGTCCAGTTCAGTTCGGCGTTCGTCCTGATTCTGCGACTCAACGTCCGCCAGGATCTCGCGGGCGGTGCCTTCGATCTTTCCGCCCCATAGCACGCGGGTAGTTGTGATGCCTTCCCCGACTGTGCACTCCTCAATGGTGTAAGAGCAGCCGCCGTCGTCGATTGCAATGTTCGATTTAGCGCGAGCCAGCACGCGGAGTTCGGAGTCTTCTTGCTTCGCAGCTACCAGCACGGTCCGCGCCAGCGCTCCGAATGCTTGCGATCCGAGCACTCGCTCGGCTGGGTTCTTGTCTGCAGATCCTTTAGAGAAGTGGGTGATGCCCAGGACCGCGCAGTCGTGTTGCTCAGCAAGATCGACCAGCCCTTGCAAAGCCCGCCGGACGTCGTTGGCGCGGTGCATATCGCCGGAAACGGCAGACACGATGGGGTCGATCATAATCAGCCCTACGTCACCGATTCGATCCATCTCAGCGGCCAGCAGGTCGATATCTTTCGCGGGGTCGAAAGGCTGGGTTTCCCCAAGCCCATTGACGCGACCTTGAAGGATGTACACCTTGCAAAGATCGGCACCGGATGCGATCAGGCGCGGCACTATCGTGTCGGCCGCATCATCCTCGCTCGACCAGATGATTACGCTACGGCGCTCGGTACAGCGCTCCCCATCTGGCCAGCGGCCACCGCTCGTCATGGTGGCGGCAAGGCCAATCGTCAAAGTTGTTTTGCCGGTTCCGCCAGCGCCGGCAAGAATCGTCAGCTTGCCCAGCGCCAGCCAGCCCGGCCAGGCCCAATGAACTGCGGTCGGAGTGATACTGGTAGCCTGAATGGCATTCGCCCGCCAAGCGTCCTTGGCCGCAGACTCTGCCCATTCCTTCTTTAGAATCTCGATTGCTGCAGCCATTACGCGACCCCCAGCCGGCGCTTGGCCAGCTCTAGCCGCTCTTGATCATCTGCGGACAGTTGTTTGCCCAAGCGAATCTGCTCGATGGCAACCGTGATAACCATCGCCTCGAACTGGCGCGCTGCTCGGCTTGGTTGGGTTGAACGCGGCGTATCGCCAGCGAACAGATCGCGAAGATCCAGGCCAACGGCGCCAGTAATCTCCGCAGCGCTACAGCCGGCCCAGCACTTCAGCAGCACCGTACCGTTGTCCGCTTCCTTGATGCTCAGGCTCGGGTGCTTGTCGTCGTGCGCAGGGCAGCAGGCTAGCCATTTGCTGGCACCGTTCGGCTTCACTTTGTCGAGACGGGACAAGATGTTGTCGATTGGATTCATGCCGCCTCCCCGGTGTGCTCAGAGGTACGGCGAGCCAGAAACTCGGCAAGGTCACTGAGGCGATAACGCACCAGCCGACCGACTTTCATATATGGGAGGTTGTATCGCCCGGTTGAGCGCCAGACGGACAAGGTTGAAGCCTTAATGCCAAGGGCGGTAGCGGCTTGCTTGTCGTCTACTTGAACAGGAGGGTTCTTCGGATCGTAACCAAGGGCGGCGGCGATATCGGCCTTAATGGCCTCGATGGTGGTGTGCATGGGTGTTGCCTCGTCGGGTCAGAAGTGACGAGGCAATGTTCGAGAAAGCGGAGCGGCGCAGGCAGTCCAGCGACCGCGCAGGCTGTACAGTGTGCGCGCAGACTGTATTTTAAGATTTAGCCCTCCGATGCTCTCGGACCCAGCTATAAAGCGTGCGCTCTGTAACCTCGTACGCTTTGTGCCGGTGCCTGGCGAATGCGGCCATTCCACTGTATGTATGTCCGCTCTGATCCCACTCGCTTAATGCTTTTCCCTTCAGCGCATTGGTTGCTTTGTGAGCCGCGCTAGCTGAGCGACGACCCACGGCACTGACCGCTTCTTTTGCGGCGTCCACGGTTTCGCGATACAGCTTTGCTGATGTGAAATTCACCATCACCAACTCAGACGCTATGTCTACGCCACGACCAATTTGGTTTGCAATGATGTAGTCATCTAGGTACAGAACAGCCGCAGCGGACAGTAAACCTTCAAAGTCGGCAGTTTCTTCTTCTGTGATAACTCGGGATACCACGCCAGTCATTACGACTCGCATAAATACCTCTGTTAGCCACCCATCGGGAGCATCTTCTATTGCCGCCGAAAGGTCAGTGAGTGGTTCCGCGTCCCGATCCTCGAATAGCTTCAGCGTTCCAGTTTGAACGAGCCTCTGGATTTCTGGCGCCAGATCGCGCTCGAGTTTCTGAATATCAGCGGCAACTTCTTCAAAATAGGCCGCCGTTGGTTGCTCGCCTGCCTTTGCTGCAACCCTCGCATAGGCATCACGTCCCACACGCCACATTGATGAGAGATAGCCTTTTCCATCGCGACTCTCGCCATACCACGCGGTTTCAGAGGGTGTGCCGTCCGCTCGAAGAAATATCTTTTCCCGAAAGCCTCGTTCGCCCTCCGCAAAAGTGAGGTATGGGTCGAATGCTTGAAACCGATGAAAGCTCATCCTATGCCCTCCGGCATTTCACTCAATAAGATGGCCAGCCAGGCGGTCGAGTGATCCGCTTTTCGCCCCGTCGGGCTAGGCTGGCCAAAACCATTATGCCGCGAGGCGAGCCAGTTTCACGCGGGCCTTGCCTTGGGCCTCAATTAGCATTTCGTCGTCGTCAATATCGAATCCACCTTGGCCTAACCGCAGATCTGCCGCAGGGAAGGCCCGAGCGATCCGCTCTCGCGCCTGCTCGGCCTCGGTTTGGCTGGCGAAAGGGCCACAGCAGCCATATGGGTAGCGCTCGTCCTTCATATCCATTACGAAATAGTAACTAACGAAGGGGCCGTTCTTGGGAAAGGTCATGGCTCATTGTTCCTTGGTGGTGCTGCCCATCGCAGCGGTGATTTTCTCCAATGCCTCGCGCACCGGGTCGGTGGCCAGGTGGGCATAGCGGGCGGTTGTCACCGTCGTGGTGTGCCCCAACAGCTTGCCGACCATGGGAAGGCTCACGCCTTGCCCGACCAGCCAGCTCGCGGTTGTGTGCCGCAAATCGTGAATGCGTATGTCAGGCGCTTCGGTCGATCCCACCTCAACAGCGAACGCCTTCAGCGCCTCTTTCCAGCTTGCATAGATGTTCGTGACGTGGCCGGCGCTACTGCTCGATGGAAATACCCATTCGGCACTCACGCCGACGCGGCGCTTGAGGATCAGGACAGCGGGCGGCGGCAACGGTATCGAATGCACGCGCTTGTTCTTATGGTGCGCGCTGCCGATGGTCCAGACGTTCGCGTTTAGGTCCAACTGATCCCAGCGCATCGCCTTCACGTTGCCGGATCGGGCGCCAGTGAACAGGCACAGTCGGAAGATATCGGCGGCGTCCTGGTTGCTGATCGAATCAATCGCCTTGAATAGCGCCGGCATCTGGTCAGGCTTGATCCACTGTTCGCGTGGCGACTCTTGGTTGTCCTTGATCGTCGTCCACGGGTTACGGATGTTCATCCCGTGGTGCTTGATTGCGTGGTTCCAGATCGCCCGCGCCAGCCGCTTAAGGTGGTTTGCTTCGACCGGCCCGCTGTTCACGGTTACGTCGCGGAAAATCTTGCCGACTAGCGTTGAGGTCACCTCGCTAACGCGGCGGCTCGCCCGGTCTTTCAGATGGCATTCATAAAGACGCTGGTCTTTTTTCCAGCTCCGCTTGATCGGCTTGTCAGGGTTCGGCCCGACAGATCGTTCGGCGGTCCACAGTTTCCACAGGTCACCGACAGTAAATTCGTCCTTCCTGGCGGTGGCGGCTGCTCGAACGCTTTCGCCAGCATTGAGCACTTGGAGTTTTTGCCGTGCGGCCGCTCGGGCTTGCTCGACTGTCAGATCCTCGGGAAACGCGCCCAGGCGCAGAAACTCGGTGTTGCCCTTGCGGCCCATGCCAGCCACGCGGCGGATAACGTAGAACGTCTTGCTTCCAGCCGGTGTGACGCACAAGGCCAGCCCTTGGGTTTTGGTGTCTCGATACCAGACGCGCTTGCTGGTCGCAGCGATGCCGGCCAGTGCTGTTTTGGTGAACTGAAACGAGGTGTCAGCCGCTGCCATCCCTTGAATCCCTTTTCCGTCCTGTCAATCACCGGTCAATCACGCTTTGTAAAAACCGGTGCGCTTCGGTAAAGCGAGACTATGGCTACAGACCGCTAAATACAAGGGTTCGTCTGTTTTGGTAAAGGTTGGCTAAACGTTAAAAAAGAGACTTAAAATCCCTCATCCGAAAGGGTATGCGGGTTCGATTCCCGCTCCGGGCACCATCGGGACACACTGATACATCCGTATCTAAACCGGCTGCCGCAGCCGGTTTGATTGTTTATAGGGCAGCAGGCCGCTGTGCTATGGCTCATTGCATGTGACCAGTGGCACCCTATCGTCGTGAACGCAGCCCCGCCACGCTCCTCTTATCCTGTAGTGCATTTGCTATGGCAGAGGAGATTAAACGATGGCCAATGACCCTGACGGTCTCTCAAACCAGAATAACGATCCTTCGCACGCCGAGCGCGCGGGCAAAGAGGATGTGATCATTCCCGGTTCACCACCTCCGTTGGGATCCGAGCGAACGGATGTCAGTCCCGGTAGCGAAGCTGGCGTGGATGAGTTGCCGAACAATGACGGCAAGACTCCACGAGACAATGCCAAGCGAGGAGGGGAGATGAATAATGTCCCTGATATCGACCCCGACAGTGCAGAACTGGATGACGCACCTAATCCCCGTTAG